GCATAAGAACCTACTTTACCAAAGTTTAATTTTAAACGATGTATTACTAAAGAAGCATTAGCATCAGATTTAAATCTTTGATTTTCAGATGAAGTTACATATAAAGTTGGAAAGTCAACTTGATAATCATATAAGAATCCTATATCTACTGTAGCACTAGACCAATCTCCAACTACTTCAATAGCATCACCATCTTTAGTACCTTTAGCATATCTACCGTCAGCATCAATAATAGCTATATCATTACCTGTTGCAGTAACATCAGCTAACCATGTAGTATTAAATGTAGTTATATTAGTACCAGTATTAAATATACCACCAGTAACATTAGCTACATAGTTATCTAAATGTACTAAATAATTAACACCATCTTCAGTAATACTTTCATCAGTATCTTGTACTAAATTAACTTTCTGTAAGAAATTATTTGTATCTAATATAAAGAAACTATCATCAATAATGAAATGATATTTTAAATCTTGATTAAATTTCCATTTAAACCAAGAACTTTGTGGACGTTGTTCTCCAGTAAATAAGTATTTAAACCCATATACAATTTTCTTACCATCAGTTGTTACTGTATCAGTTGTACTAGCAAATAATACTATTTGATTCTCTCTTGAATTAGTGATTAAATCTATACTTTTAGGAAGTAAGCTAGGTACAAGTTTACTAGTTTCTACAATTGCTGGTTCTCTTTCTCTATCAATTAAAGCCATTTCATTGAAACGACTATATTTACCAGAGTTATCTATGAAGCCTACACTAGTATTTAATGATATAGGAGGTATCTCTTTATTATAATTAAAACTAGATATACTTTTTAATTTAGCTGTATCTGGATTTAATACTGTATCATCTGAACTTAATAAGAACTGTTGATTTGTACTGAATAATAATAGACCAACAGTTATATCTACTCCATCATATAAATCAGATGGATACATAGAACTACTAGCTATATCTATAGGATCTACTGCACTAACTGTTAAAGCTGTTTCAGCCCAAAAGTTAGGTTTACTAAACTCACCTGGTCTTGATAAGATAACATTCTCACCAGATAAAAAAGCTAACCTATTACGGAAGAATAAAACTTTATTTATATATTTATCTTCTGAATATGTAGCAATACCAGAAGCACTATATGTAGGATCTCCAACAAAAGAAGGTGCTTGATTAGTAGAATCATCTCCAACATCTCTATCAGCCCATGTATTTTTCTTTAATAAGAAATCACCATCTGCTTGACGTTGTAGTATATGAGGCATACTTCTAGCATCAAGACTTTTTATAATACCAGGAGCTGCACATTCTACCCAAGATCCAGTACCATCAGCACTACTTTCTCCAGTAAATTTTAAGTAATAATCATCTTCATCTGACATTCTAGCATTAGCTACTTTAACTATATAACCTTGCTTACATTGATTAGGTAATTCAGTTACATCATTTATTTCAGATTGCATTACTCTAATTAAATCAGGATCTAATCCTTCAACAGTAAATGCATTAGAACATGATAAATATAAACCATTACCTATAGCAGCTACATTTAAAGCAGCACCATCTACAGTTAATCCAGATAATTCAGCTTCTAAACTACCTAAAATAGTATCTAAAGTTACTGCAGTATCAGCATCAAATGGTGTTGGTGCGGGTCTAACTAATTTTACATCAGCTTTATAAGTAACAGTCTCATGATCCATTACTTTAATAGTATACTCATAATCAGTTTTAGCTTGATCTAAAGTAACAACTGTTGTATCTCCTGTTTGCCATCCTTCTCCACCATGAAGTAATATAACTTCTCTATTGTATGTACAAATAAATGAATCTGTATCACCTTCTTCAGTTGAGACTTGACCTAATGTAGTTAAACGAAAGGTTAGATTTGTTTTAGTACCTGTATTAGTTTCAGTACCTCCAAATACTTGAGTACCTATACCAGGACAATCACCAGTACCAGTACCTTCTGATAAAGTATCACTACTAATTTTTAATCTAGTAGCTCTCATTACTTCATCATCTCTAGCAGCAGAAGGAGTTGCTATATTTAAACTATACTGCCTACCATTCTCTGTTCTTAGTATTTCTATATAAGCAGCATATGCATCAGGTTTAGCATCTGTAGTACCTGTTGTCTTTACTTTCTTTGTTCTATTTACAAGATATGTACTATCATTAATAGTTAATGCTTGTATGTCTTCTGAGTTTGATGCTTTTAAATAAGCATAATGTGTATCACTAGGATCTTGTGCATCACTTGCTGAACCATCAGATGCTATGGCTGTATGAGCAGCTATACCAGAACTGTATTCTTGATCATCTACATCATACCATACATTCTTCTCTACACCATCATTACAACTCCATATCCTTACTCTACCGTTAGGAGCTACTTGACCAATATAAGCTCCTTCTGTTTCATCTCTATAATAATGAAACCAAGATCCATTCGATTGTACATTAGTTAGTGGTAATGTACCTACTCTTTTACTACCAGGTCTTTTATATAATCCCCAAGTTATATCAGGTATAGCATTTAAAACATTATTTACTTGACCTGGTATTTTTGTTTGATCAGCCTGTTCTGATATGCCATTATAATAGTTAGGGATTTGTTGAGATATTGAGGACATTATCGTCTAAGATTTTTCCATGGTTGATATGTAGTTATAGCACTATCATCAGGGAATCCAAACATACTATGATTTCCTTGATTACATTCATGTTCCATACAAGCAGCTCTTGCTAAAGCTTCTTGTTGTGCTAATAGTTTAACTAATTGTGGGTTAGCTACAAGTTGTGTAGCAGCCATTCTTGATGCTCTATAAGTTATATAACGTTGAAATACGGATGGTAACTTTTCAAATTCAAATAGGTATACAATATCTAAATCAATATCTTCTAATGCATTTCTAACGAATTTCCATGTTACACCTCCATCAGCTGCTGTACCTGAAGTATGTGTTGGACCTCCAGAAGAAGCTGAAGTACCTGCTACAGTACATTCATATTCATTACCTGAATTAACTACTGATGCACCTACTGCATAAGCTGTACTAGCAGCCCAAAATGTACCATCAATCCATATATCTGTATGATCTAATTTATCATATAGAAATCCATTTCTTATTACTGGATCATATTCTCTAGATGTCCATCCATCTGATACATCTATTTGTAATACTGTATCTGTAACTGGTATCTTACCATCATTATTTGTAGTAAGTGTTACATGGTATTCTGTATTAAAGTGCCATCCTTCATTCTGTACATCTACATTAGCATCTCTTAATAGATTATATATAAATGCAACTTCAGGGTTTGTGTAAGTTAAAGTGGAAAGAGGAGACTGTCCTATAGCTCCCAGTATTGAATTTACTGCGGAGAGTTCTGTCTCGGTATCAATTGTTGTGGTAGCCATAAGGATTATTGTTTAAGGAGGGAGACCGAAGCCTCCCTATATGTGTTTAAGATAACTGAGCTGTCACGACATTACAAGTGTCATATACACCTGAACTGCCAGCAGTCGGATACGCTAAACGTAAGTTTTTAGTAGTTGATGCAACAGCGGAAATAGTTGCATATGTACCATGTGTTTTAGCTACGGAGATTCTCACAGCATCTGTTGTACAGACACCTTGATTTCCCTTTGCTACTGGGACTGCCATAATTATTTATTTATTTAAGAAACTGTTCCTATATTAGCAGGAGACGTATGTGTTCTACCATACTCTTTAGGAGTTGGAGGATTGATAGTTATTGATTTATCTACACTACCTATTCCAGAAAGAGAGGCTCCATTGCCCTTCACTCTAGTTATAGTAGTAGATACGCCAGGTCTAAGAGACATAATTTATACCTCTTATGATCTAGCTGATGTAAGTTCAATAGCAGCTGCAGGGTTAAGTGTTGAAGCTCCCATTGCAAGACGACCTACGATTACGTCACCTTGATAAAGAACGGACACATCACCTGAAGTTACTTGAACTTGAGGTCCAACTGCTTCAACAACACCAGCAGCATCCTTGTAGTAGATTAGACCGCAGTGAGTTGAGAAGTCACCATTATATGTATTGTTCTCACCAGCTGATGTATTTACTGTACCAGCTAAGAAGGGTAGGTTGTTAGAACGTCTAATCTGAATACCAGCGATCTCATATAGACCTTCACCAGAATTTAGATTACCTTGTCCATTACCATAATCCCTATTTAGGATGTTAGTAGATACTTGAGAAACTAGAGCATAGTACTGTCTTGGAGATAGTACAGCTGTTCTACCAGACTTAGGCATATTCTTTTCATCAAGAATAGAAGCTGCTTCAAAGAAAGCATCAACTAGTGCTTGA